CTACCATTTCGGTAGGGATCGCAAACTTTTGTTCTGCCATGTGTAACTGTGTTTATTATATATATTGAGGTTCTAAGTTTTCCCCTCTATAGAATATAATGAAATTTATCTAAAAAGAAAAAAGCTCCTTTTGAGTGGAGCTTCTTTTTTTATCTATTGTTGGTATTGCCTAATAGTTTAGAATAAAAATATTCTAATAATTAAGAATCAGTAGTTGAGTATACAAAAATCACAACCGAGTGTCAATGTCAACTCTGTAGGATCAGATGTAGACCAGTCGTAGTTGCCAGCTGAGAAAGTCTTGATAAATGCGCCCTTTACGATCCATTCACTTACAATATCTCCCACTGGTCCTACTATATCCAAAGTAACATCTTTCTTATAAAAGTCAGAGTATCCATCTCTACCGGTCACTGATTCGTGGTGAAGACGAACCCACTCCATGCAAGCCTGCTGTCCTGAAGGAGATATCGGGTTGTAGAGAGATAGCTCGATGTCTTTCCACTCAGCCTTACCTTTTATCTTAAAGTAGGTGTTGATGTGGTCCAGCTTGATCTCACCCATTTCAACACTAGGAGCTGACGCCTTTTTAATCATGTATGAGGGAATACCGTCGATGTACATGATGAACCTGTTGCTTACCGTAGGTTCAAACGCCGTATAAAAGATTTCTGCGGGATCCAAAATTCCTGCCATATTATTTTAGTTTTATTCTTGTTGTTCGTTTATAAATATCGTTACTTTGCTTTTTTCTTTGCAGCCTGTCCTTTCCACATAGCCGCTGCTGCTACCTTCTGGCCTCTTTCTTTTGAGCCGTACTCTTTGGCTGCTTTCGTTGCGACCTTCTCGAATCCTTTGCCTTTCTTGCCTATGTCCTTGCCAGACTTTGCCTTTTTGACTACAGCTGATTTCTCCTTTTTGGTGAGACCTGCTGATGGTTTCTTTTTGGCTTCATCTAGATCTTCTTCTCCTTCTAGATCATCTCCAATGAACTCCTCGTAAGCATATCTCATAGCCTCTTCAGCTTCAGACCCATTCATCGCATTACCAAGAACGTATTCTAAGATCTTGGTGTCTGATACTCCAAAATCTCTTAAAGACTCTAGTGTATCAAAAGCTTCTGCTCTTGGGTTTTTAAATGCCTCTTTTATCACTTTGCCTTTGAGAGACTCATACAGTGCAGCTGGCACTTTTACTCGTACTATTGTGTTTTTGTTCATGTTATCCGAATGTTACGCCTGTAGGCAGTATGTTGAATGTTAAGTAGATGAATTCTGCTGTGCGGGTTGGCTGTAAGTATATAGAACCTATAAGCTCGTTTCTGTCTATCACAGCCGGAGTGTTGTTCGTATCGTCCATCACAACTGAGAAGCTGTAAAGACCTTGTCTCTGCTGTACGCTTGCGAGGTATGGGTTCACTGCGTTCAGGAACTTGTTTCTTGTCACCTGAGTGTTTGGTTCGAATACCAGGTTGTCTGCGATCTGACCTATGTAAGACTTCAGAGATATCAACAGTCTTCTAACGTTGACTCTGTCGAGAGCTGATGATTTCTGCTGCAGCGTCTTCTGACCGTATATCACTGTACCAACTCCTGGGAATATAGATATCGGATTGACCTTAGACGCATACAGAGTGTTTCTGTCGTCGATCGAAAGCTTTCTTTCTGGCTGTAGAACTGCGCTCATTCCACCTCTTGTGAAGCCTGCTGGAGCGAACCACTCTGCGCCGATCTTGTCGTTGTATTCGTACACTGCTGGCACCATCGTAGAAGCTGGAACGAAGTTTGTTCTTCCTGTCTCTACTGATCTTATCTGTACCCACGGCCAGTACGTAGCTCCGTATGAGTTATCGAACGACTTAGCGAGTGTAGTTATAGTTCCTATGTTCTGAGCGTATCCACCCATATCTACGACTGCGATGTTGTCTCCTCTATTCTGTGCAAGAGTCAAAAGAGCGTTGATCTCAGTAACAGCGTTCTGTGCTGTTATGCCTGGAGCGTATATCGAGTTGAACTGGTAAGAGTCTTTGTTTCCAAGCAGGTTTATCGCCAGATCGTAGTCTGATGCGTGTAGGCCTTGGATGTTAGTTCCAGGAGTATCGTTTACTGATGCCACTGTTGGGATTGCTTCGAACATGTTCAGCGCTTCTATTCCAAAAGAGCCGTATAGTCCTCCTGTTGCTCCGCCGAATGCTCCGTTAACAGACCCTGATCCTACCAAAGGAAGAGAGCTTGTGTATTGATTTTGTGGCTGGCCGTATGAATTGAAGTAGTTAGGAGTAGGTAGATTCACCGATTTAACTCTAACGTACTTGCTTATGTTGATGTAAGATCCAGTAACTTGCAAGTAGTAGTTTCCTGTGGTAGGATCTGCTATAGCATTTTGAACTTGGTCTCCTATCACGTAAGAGATGTAGTTGTTCTGGTTCGGATCTAAAGAGAGGTTGTTCCAAGACTCAAGCACAGTTTTGCTGTTCTCGTAGTCGTCTCCTCTGCGGATCACCAAGCTGAACAGTCCTGAGCCTGAATCAGAGCTCACTATCTCCCATCTTACGTTTGCTGAAGATCCTGAAGGAAGAGCTCCGTTAACTGCAGTACCGCCTGTGTTGTTCATCACTGTACCTGCAGACAGAGTCTCAAGAACGAATGCTGTGACGCTGCCAGAAGCCGCTAAGCTAGCAGTCGCTGGAGTATAAGATCCAGATACTACCCTAGTGACAAGCAAAGAAGTACCGCCTTGCTGGAAGTATCCGTTTGCCGCCATGCTCGTAAGGTATTCATAAGAAGTACCTCCAGAGACAAAAGCTGCCCCAAAGACTGCCTTGTATTGTGAGTAAGAAGTTACTACCGTTGGGATGTTAACTGGTCCTAGAACTGTAGGTCCTATTAATGCTGCACCAGCTATGATCGGTCCTTGTGTTATCTGACTCTGGTCGTTCTCTATCGAAAATACGCCAGGGCTTATGAGTGTTTCAGCCATTTATGTTATTGTTTTTTCTACTAATAAATATCGGCCATTTCTTACGAAATATCTCCGGTTTCTATATTTATCGTAACGTTTCCGTACTTGGACTTTATCTCTTCAAAGATCGATTCTTCTCTCTGTTTCAACGCTGCTATCTCCTTTCTTTGCTCATCTATCTTAAGCTCTATAGATATCTTTTGAAACTCTAATTCGCCTAGTGCTGAAGCTATGTCTAAAGCGTCTTGTCTTATGAGGTTGATCTTACTGAGTTCGTCTTCTGTCAGTCTTGCCATAACGTGATTTGATTATAAATATGTGATTATTTAGACGAGATCTTCTTTATGTCTTCTAACATTTTATTAGAGTTCTCTTGCACTCTATTCACAGTCTCTTTTACTTTAGGATCTTCAGTCATCTTCTTGAAAGCGTCCTCTGCGAACTCCGCGCCTTCTTTTACTTCTTGGACAAACTCCTCTATCTTGCTGGCTTTTACAAGTAGTATGATCACCAGAGTTATTGCGATAGCTACGAGTGCTGTTATCAGTATAGGCATAGTTGATGGATTTGTTATAAATATTGTTTAATCTACAAAAGCATATGATATTGTTGCAGGAGCTAATAAAGAGTTCCAGTTGGTCGTTCTTGTTAAAGTAGGTTTATAGTCCCATATAGGTTGTCCTCCTGAGCTATTGATATCGGTTGCTGTCACAAAAGATACGTTTTGGGTAGCTCCTGGCTGTAGATTAAATAATGTTGCAGTTGATGGAGTACTTGCTACTAGTGATATATTAGATGCTGCTGTTCCTCTTAAAATTAAACCACTATTTACAGTATATGTTTTATTAGAAACTAGAGAATGGGTTGCTCCTGCTGTTGTAGATATTAGATTATATGTACTAAAAGCCGCTGATCCTGTAATGTTAGTAGAAGTATTTAGAGACATTGTACCATAACATGTTAAACTTGAAGTATTAATTGTAAATACTGAAGTAGAACCAGTTGTTGTAATACTATATAAACTTAATGAAGAAGAGTTAGCCAATGTTAAACTACCAGAAACTACTAAATTACTTGTACCATATGAGATACTACCCGTTGTATAAGTTAGTGTTCCTGTTTTAGCTATCGATCCTGATAGTGTTAATGAACCTGTAGTATTGATTGTTAAAGCACTAGTTATATTACCTGTTCCACTCCATGTACCTGTACCGGTTAAAGACAATGGAGTAGTTCCTGCAAGAACAGCGCCTACTGTAAGATTACCTGATATAGTAGATGCAAAGTTACCATTTATGGTTAAGTTCTGAGTAGCTACCGTAAGATTAGTGAAATTGATAGCACTTGGTATAGTTAACGTAGTTGCTGTACCTGCTCCAGTATTAGTGATAGTACCAGTGGGATTAAAGAACGTAGACCCACCAAAAGTTGTATTACCTCCTATAGCGAGGGTTAAAGTACCTGAAATATTTAAGTTTGAAGATAGAGTAAAAGTACCAGCAACAGAAATAGTTAGATTATTTAAAGTTACTGAATTGGTCAGGTTGATGGTAGATCCCCCAGAAATTATATTTACAGTAGATCCTGTGGTAACTACAGTACCAGCTGTATATGTCAAAG